ATTATGAAGATGCTTAAAAAGGTTCGCTCGCTACGCTCGCGAACCAAGGCTTGCTAATGCCTCGGTGCGGTTTTCCCGACGCCAGGTTAAACGGAATAAAAAAAAGATAAAAATTCATGAGGTACTCCAAAAAATGAGATTTTTTGGAGGGGAGGCCTTGTGTATTTTTCTCTTTTTTTTTTCTGTTTAACCAGAGTCCCTTTACCCCGGTCCTACGCCGTTAGGCTTCTGAGCCGGCGATAGTTCCGGCTTGGATTTGCGTCATTCGTAGTTTTCGTCCTCCCGACGAAAACGAGATGAAGGGGGAATGTCAATACATAACTTTTAGCAAAAGGTTATTTATTATTAGATTTCAATATAATCTAATTCTTCTTCAATGATTTCTTCATCGCTTCCTAAGTTCTTGATTTTCCAGCGGTCTATACTCAACGCATCAATATCTGGAGGCATATTGCTCAAAACAAGAACGTGAGGACTGTTAAAAACCTTTGTTCCAGTTTCAAACTTTGTATTGCAAATTAGGCCATTTTTAATGCTTTCAATTGCACTGTAGGAAACTTTGTTGCCTTGGTTTCTTGGTATGTCAAAGATAATACAATTACAATCATCCATATTGCAATTAAACACAAGGTTTATCAGGTCAGCATATTTACCTGAGCAACAATACAAAGCTTTATGTTTAACAACCATATATTTAGCGAATGCCGATTTGCCTATGTTGCCATTTCTATCATACCACCAATGGACAGTTCGGTCATCAATTGAAGAGGCTGTAAGAAGTGCTTCTGCATCTTTTTGCCACGGATATAATGTTTGTATAATACTTATAGGCCGTGGAAACCCATGTGTCCAATAGTTTCCATCTTTTTTACAATATTCTATCAACGCCGTTTCGTTTCTGACCGCTCTCATACTAGCGCGGTTGAAACCCGGTTCTTTTGCAATTGTTGTAATACGCATCTTTTTATGGAGCGAAATATAACCTTGTAAATGAGGGGTTCCGGATTCACCTGTTTCAAATCCGAAGATACCCTTTTTGCATAAACGTTGTATAGTTTCTTTTACTTGGCACACTTCATCTAAAGTATAATTGTTAATTACAAAGTCATACTTATAGATAGGGTTAGGAGAGGAGGAGGATGAATCATTATTACCATCCTCCTCCTTGGAACTACTTGGCACATCTTGGCACATTTATATACAATCGGAATATAATTAATTGCCTAAAGTCTCTTTAAATCTCTTTCTCCCAAAATAATATCTTTAGGGAATATATAAAATGCCAAGAGGAAAACTCAACCGCCGCCCCAGACGGGGCGTAAAGCGCGCGAAGCGCGCAAAGCCATCTGGAGCCTTTAGGAAAAAGGTTCTTGCTGTGATGCGTGGTCAGGTAGAGACCAAGCAGGCGTTTCACGCTGTTGGTCCTACTTCCTACAATTCTGGAATTAATGCTATCGGAGACGCTACTAAAATTCTTCCGTCTGTTAGTCAAGGAACGAATGATTCTCAGAGAATTGGAGACCAATTGACCGGTTTAAAACTAACAGTTAAGGGTGCTATTGTATATAACCCTTCAACAGGCCAGTATGGTACTTATGCTAATTCTAGACTCGGGGTTCGTATGATGATTGTTCAACCCCGTCAATATTCTAACATAGACGATGTTCAGTCAAATGCTGCTGCATGGTTAAGCCTTTTGTTAAAGAAAGGTTCTTCCTCATCTGCTTTTACAGGCACTCTTAGTGATTTATGGGCCCCCATCAATTCTGATTATATTATAAAATACTATGATAAGGTGTTTTATATGGATGCCCCTTATCAGGCAACCGCTGTCGGTTCCACTGTTATGGGCAACTCAACTAGAATATTTAAGCATACCCTTAAGTTGAGAAATAAGGTTTTGAAATATGATTCTTCGGTTTCTTCCGGTTCTCAACCAGTTAATTATGCACCTGTGCTTTTAATTGGATATACCCATATGGACGGTTCCGGTGCTGACACGCTAACAACTGCAATTCAATTGTCATATGACACAATTTTTAATTATGAAGATGCTTAAAAAGGTTCGCTCGCTACGCTCGCGAACCAAGGCTTGCTAATGCCTCGGTGCGGTTTTCCCGACGCCAGGTTAAACGGAATAAAAAAAAGATAAAAATTCATGAG